CGATGTTCGACGAGCGTTTTGTAAAAACTGATACGGATCAGGTAATTCCTATAAGCCCCGGCAACCCTTACAGTCGGTTACAAATTCACGCTACAGTAAAAGACGCGTTCCGCGCCCTAAAAGGGTCTATGACTCGGGAAGAGTTAAGCAACGCTCAGGGCTTTGTAGACCTGCGGGATGGTAACACAGCGCACGTAATAGCCGAAAACATAAAAGACGGCGACGTCGGCGGCGTTATCCTGCACGAAGTCGGTGTTCACTTGGGCCTTGAAGGGATGATGGACGACGCTGAAGTAAGCGTATTGGCCGATGCCGTCGACCAGTGGGCCACAATGCCCAAAGACTCAAACGAACGAAAAATATACGACCTTGTTACGGCTAGGATCGCCGCAGCGCGTATGCTGGGGATGGATGAGTCCCACCTTAACTCGGAGAAAATTGCCTACGCCGTGGAAGAGGCCGCTCGTTTGGGGGTAAGACCCGACGAAGACTCAATGCATAAAGCCAGCGTTTGGTTGGGGAACGTTCAAAAGTTTCTTACCCGCATAATCACCCGTCTTACAGGGACTACTCCCGACGTTGCACTAAGCGCAAAAGAACTCGTGTCGGTAGCGTACGGCGCTGCGAAAGGTGTTATGAGAGAAGGCGTAGTAGAAAAAGGCGCTGTTACAAATTCAGATGATATTCTTATGCAATACTACGCAGGTAATGATCGCACAGGGCGGCAAGGCGAGTTGCCTGACAACGCTAAGATTGCCCCTAACCTGTATCCGCTAATGGGGGGAGAAGTATTTGAGTGGGGCAAAGGCAGCAAAATTTCAGACAAGAAAAACATATCTACAGAGGCTTCATTTTTTCAGGGCGGCATGAATATGATGGTCTACGCTGCAAAAGACTTCGACCCTTTTATAGAAATTCGTTTAGACCAAATAGAAACAGGAGACGTGTATATCCCGCACGTGTACGCTCTTACTGTGTATGGGGGTATGGAATCTACCAACTCCACAGATGTCAAAGATGTAGACGGCGATACGTGGTCTAGGATGGAAGGTGTTTCGCGTAGGGAGTTAATTCGGCTGCTGGCTGAGGCCCGGCGTAGATTAACACGCCACAACAGAGGGGCCATTCCTAATATTATTTTTGATCGGGTGACTGGCGCAGCAGTGGCCAACAAAACTGGCATACGACGAGGCACAGCCGACTACCAAACCTTGTACAAAAAGTTTTCAATGAAGAGACGAGAACCCGGAGTTTCTATAGACAGAACCCCCGGTCGTGAAGCGGTGCGTAAGGTGTTCGGGAAAGCTGGGTACGGTGACTCTGCGGTCGAGGCGTACGATACGATAGCTGGTTTTGCGTCTAAACCTATCGCAAATCTACAGTTTTTATATGACTTTATTGAAAGTGTTGAAGGTCGTATGCCCTCGGCGCGGAAGGTCTACGACGCCCTTAAAAAGAGCGAAGCTGCCGTAAACGAGATGGCCAAGGAAACGCAGGAAATAGCTGCGCGTGCACAGCGTTTGGCACCTGAGCGACTGGCTGCGGTAAACGACTTCTTAGGCAAGTCTACGTTCTATCAAAAGTGGGGTTACGACCCTAAGCAGTTTCACGAAGACTTGTTTGCCAATAAAAAGGTAAAGGTCGACCCCGTCTTGGAGCCAGCGTTTAACCGCCTTGCGGCAGACGAACAACAGATAGTGGCCGACATCTTTGCTCAGGGCGAGTCCCGTAGGCAGCGCAAAGAAGCCTTTATTAAAAGCCTCGGCATCAAGGGCGATTTCTTCAGTTCGTCTAAGCTCGTCGGACCGTACGCTCCACTAAAACGTTTTGGTAGCTACGTCGCGGTCTTAAAATCGCAAGCGGTGCTGGACGCAGAAACAGCATTAGACGCAAACAAAAACGCAGCTAACGCCAAAAAATTAGAGGCTCTCAAATCTGACGGCAGTCAGTACGTTGTTCAGTTCTTCGACACCAAAGGCAACGCTAACCGATTTGCTGAAAAAAACGCTGACAAGTATGCCAGAACGGAAGCGTTTAAACGCGACGAGAAATTTGACAGTGGTCGCGCACCCAGCACCGACATGTTGGAAAGCCTGCTGGGTAGACTAAAAGCAGATAACAAATCTGGGATGGACGGAGACGCTAAAAAGGCGTTTGCCGACATGATACGGGAACACTACTTCGAAGCCCTAGACGAACGGGACGCTAGAACCTCAGGCGCACGTCGCCTTAACCGTGCTGGCTTTGAACAGGATATGGTACGATCGTTTGTGTTTCACGCTACTGCTGAAGCGCGTTTGATTTCTACGATGGAGAACGGTGCGGCTGTTAACGAAGCCATGGCTCAAGCCAGAGAAGAGTCTCGCGCTGATAGCGGAGAGCTAAACGACACGTATAATCTTTTGTCTGAACATTACGGCCAAATGCTTACTCGCAAAGACGGGTGGATTGATGCTGTTCAGGATCGCGTAGCAGGGTTTAACACCTTTATGATGCTTACTACGAACTACGGCTACCACGTACAGAACGCCACGCAGGTGCTCATTGCGGTAAATAAGTTGTATGGGGATTTTGGCAGCTATAACAAATCTTGGGGTGAAATGTTTAAAGCCTACAAGGTTGCTAACAAAGCTATTAAAGGTGGGTTCTTCAATCAAGTAGCTGCGGTGGGAACCATTGGACTATACGGCGACAACGATGTCGAAATAGACAACACAGACGCGTCAATGCCGCAAGAATATCAGGCGTTGGTACGAGAGCTAGACTTGCAACAGCTGGCCGACGTCGGTTTGCAAGAAGACTTAAACCAAATGAACCGTCTGGACACAGGTTCGGACGCACTTAACAACGCTACAGATAAAGTATCACGGGTAGTTCATCGCTTGTACCAAGTGGCTCGGTATGTAGAAGCCCACAACCGCTTGTCTACTGCGATTGCTGCGTTCGAAATGGCTAAGAAAAACCCTGCGGTTTTGAGAACGTTGAAGGTGGATACTCCGCTACAATACGCGGTGACTGCTGTGCAGCGTACGCAGGGTGCGTTCAACGGACTAGACGCTCCACTAGCAATTAAGAAGCTGCCTAAATTAATGACGCAGTTCCGCAAGTACCAGATTATGATGGGCTTTAACTACGGTCGAGCAGCGCAGCAAATTTTGCAGAAAGAGTCTCCCGAAATTAGAACGATCGGTATGCGCACGTTGGGCGTCACGCTAACGCACGCAGCTATAACAGCAGGGACTGTTGGTTTACCGTTTCTTGCCCCGATTGCTTACGTCGCTTCTATGGCTCTAAACGCGTTAGAGGGCGACGACGAGGAGATTGAAGCCAACAAAGCAAAAGCGGCTGGCGGTTACGACCGTTGGTTAGAGCAATCCATTCAAGAGAGCGTCGAGGATAAAGACTTAGCGAACTTACTAACTCGCGGCGTACCTGCGTTCTTAGGGTTGGATATGTCGGGCAAGATCGGACACCAAAACATCTTTGCTTTCCAGCCGTACAGTGATCTTAATTTTACTAGAGACGGATTACCTCTCTATGCGGCTGACATAGTCTTTGGGCCAAGTTCAAGCCAGCTTCGAAACTTTGGCGGGTCTATGCAAGCGTTTAAGCGCGGCGACGAAATGAAGGGTTTTGAACTTCTTCTGCCCAAAGGCGCACGGCAGTATCTGGAAAGTTATCGGTACGCCACCGAGGGAATGACTGTCACAAACGGCGACGTCATGCTGGACCCGCGCAGTATAGACTTAACGAGCCTGATGAAAAACGCGATGGGGCTACCTGACACCGACATACAGATGCTGAAGTGGACCCGCGGTCAGCAATACGAACTTAAGCAGTATTTTTCTGAACGAAGCAGCCAGCTGCAACGCGAGTATGGAAAAGCGTTCAAAGATCGGGACAGCGCTGAGATGAAATCGTTACGGCTTGAATGGCGCGAACTACAGAAAGCCAAAGATCGAGTGCGTCCGTTCTTCAACTCACGCAATGAATTAAAACGTCAGCCCGTGACTGATCTAATGAGCGTTGGTCGCCGCCGCCGTAAGAGTGAGCGCAGACTACAGGAGCGTCTAGGCACAAATTAATCATCCTCACCAGCCGCGATTTCTCCTCCCAGTACGCGGCCAACTGGACCCAGCAGGCGCTCTCCCCCTGTTGGGTCTTTTTTCGAGTGTGCCAATTTTGTGCCATAATGTTCTCATAATACGGCGGATGTTCTACTAAAAGGTGGGATGTTACTCTACCTGAGTGGGGGTTAATGAGGATGATGATAAAAATAAGTCATTGGTATTATTCTATAAAATGGCGGAGACGAAGGGATTCGAACCCTCGAACGAGTCACCCCGTTACTCCCTTAGCAGGGAAGTAAGCTGGAGCGAATAAGCGTTTAGAATCAACATGTTACTTGACCACTCGCAGCGGCTGTGCCCAATTCTTGCCAATTTCGGCTGTCGCACGCTCCCCAGAATTGTCGGTGTGGATGTATGTCTCGGCCACCAAACGGGGTGATTTCCACCCGCCAGCGTCGGCGATTTGTTTTGCGGACCAGCCTAGCTTTTCTAGCGATGTCGCAAAGCTGTGACGACCTACTTGGTGCGTACCAAGATATTCGACCCCGGCTGCGTCCGTGGCGCGGTGGCATTTCCCTGAGCATATCCGCAAGCACTGGCACAAGACTGGCGTACGCTTCCGTACCGTTCTTTGTTTTGTCGATGTGCGCTTTGTTTATGTCCCACTTGATGTCGTCGGGCGTCAGTTTTATCGCGTCTCCGACCCGTCGCCCTGTGGTGTGTAGAAACAACAGCATCGCAAACAAGTACGGTGGAGCGTTGGGAAAGCGGCGTTCTACTGTCAGGTGGGGTTGCAGTGCCAACAGGTATTCGTACCCCACGGCTTTGCGCTTAGGTTTTTTGACTTCGAACGCTTTAACCCGAATGGGGGCGCACCAGCCTTCACCGTGGGCGTAGTTTATTACGGCTCTTGCTGGCGTTATACCTTGTCGGTTTAGCGTAGCGCCTGCCCCATCGGGGTAAGCCTTCTTTGCAGCGGCTCTGATGATCCGTGGGGTTATGTCTTTCAGTAACATTCCGGTCAGCTGCTCGGTTATGCCCACCAGAAAGCGTGTGTCGCCCCCGTCCTGCGCATACTCCAGCGCTGCTTGGTCGAAGGTCACGACGGCCTTCAAACCGTACATGTGAACCGACCAAAGCTCTGCTTCTATTTGCGACCGAAGTTCCTCTGCGCGGCTAGCGTCTTTAGTTTTGAGAGCGCGTCGGTACCTCTTGCCGTCGGGGCGGTGGCCGTGAACGTATGCCCAACCTTCTCGCCATTTGATTTTGAGGCGCATTGTGTCAAAACCTTTCTTACTGCTGTAATATTTTCACGGTAGAATACTTTTCGATTTCCGCGAAGCTCAAAGTGCACACCCACTTGTACGGTTGGATCTTTTAGTGCGTAGTCGAGTGAGGACCGAGACATGCCCAGTGCTTCGGCTGCTTGATGGATGTCGAGCGGGGGTGTGGCCCATTCGGGAGCGGGTTTAGGTTTAGCCATTTTCTGTCTCCCTCTCCAACAATTCGAACAGATGGGTAAGGTCTTCCAGCTGTTGCTTTAGCGCCCGTCGGTGCCGCCGCTGAGCGTCTTGGGTCATAGCTCGGAGCTTGAATCTAATCGTCTTTTGTACTTGCTGTAAATCATTCATCTGCTTTTTCCTCTACGACGGAGATATTGCCGCCAGCCATCAGCTTGTTGTATTTGAGTTCGTAGCAACGTGTCTGTCCGCTGGGGACGGTCGAGCCTTTTCCCAAGTGCATACGCAAGCTGGGAGACCCGTCGGCTTGGGGGGTTAAGTAGCCAGCCCGATCCAACTCGGAACGCATGGCTTTGGGGGCCACACCAGCTTCGCTACACCAGTCGGCCATCGCGCTGTGGGATATGAAAGCACGCTCGTCCTCGGTGCACACACGCCCTGCTGCGGGGCCACGCAACATAACAGCGGGGTCTTCTTTGCGGCTGCTGCCGTGGCCTATTCTCTTGGTGACGATGAGTCGTCCTTGCAACGTTCCGATGAACGCGGCCAGATGTTCGCTGATGTCGGCGTTGGTTTCTTTACGGCTTTCGCGCAACGTCTTTACATGGTCTTCGGACCACTTCTTCATGGACTTAACATCGAACGATATAAGACCGATTTTCTGCGCTATCTTGCCTGCGACCCAAGCCGTGACGATGGTGTCGCGGTAGAACCGTTCTTTGTTGTCCTCGTTGCTCTGTGGGTTGAACTTGGCACGGGCTGCTGTGATCTGCCGACGTACCCAGTCTGTGTTCTTGATAATGAACCGGATGAACGGCAGACACGCTTCACCGTAGACGTGATCCATATGGTGTTCGATGAACTGCTGTGTGATGTCGGGGAACGTACGCTTGGTAAAGTCCTCAGGTAACTGAACCTCAAAGAAGCGCAGCTGCGTGGCTTCGACACGATAACCCACTGGCAGTTTAGATATGCTCTCAATGATGCTGTCGTTGCTGGTGATGAAGCTGTTCTTGAACCACTGACCGCCGACCGTAGTAAACTTGCCGTTGGTACCCAGCCGTTCCTTGTCCCTGCCGTTGGCCAGCGCGTAGCCGGTGCGCGTCAACTCGTCGGGCGTCCTACCTGAGAACTCGTCGAGCAGCATAGGAAGCGAACCCATAATCGCCACACGTTTGATCGTAGCGTTAAGCGTAGACCCGTCCGTGCCTGTCTGCCGGTCCATGAGTTTCGGGTTGCCGTAGAAGCCACAAGCGATCTTACAGGCTGTCGACTTACCCGTGCCACCTTGACCAGTGAACGCAAGCGGAAGGCCGTGCCAGTTAGACGAACCCATCAACTCGACAAGGATTGAACCCATAGAGTGACACAGGGCAAACTGAAACGGCTCCGCTTTCGGACGGTTGTACAGCTTGTCGATGTTAGAGACCCACTCATCAAGTGTGCCAGAACGACCGAAGTCTACTTGGATGTCAGCGGGTACACTGTCCTCGCACAGCACAGCAGTATCACCGTTCTCGGTAATCATTTTGGTGCCCATTACAAAGCCGGTGCGGTCAGGCAACCAGCCGAATTGTTTGTAGGTCTTGGTCTCAATTCGCCACTTCTGTAGCTCTTCGATTATAGTAACTGCAAACTCTGCCATGTCGGCCCTCGCGTTTCTTATAGGGGGGAGAAATACTTCGTGGCTTGCCAGCGTCTTTGCCATCAGATCGGTGGATGCCAGTTCGTTCATGGGCATGAAAAACTCACGCCAGCTGCCGTTCTTCTCAAGCGCCTTCCAGTGCACCACCCACGTACCTTCGCTGTCTTGGATACGGTTAAGGGGGTAGATGAACGTACGGCAGAACGGTCGCCATGTAGGGGCACCGCCGTCGGGGTCAGGGATTTCTCGGCTCAACGCAACGCCGTTCCACCGAAAGCCTTTGGGCCAGTGATGAATGGTTTCACCGGCTACAACTAGCGTCTTTGCGTTCGTCGTTGTGCTCGGCGCCCCGTCGTCGTCGTCGTCACTTGGCTCTTCGACGGGCGGTGCAATCTCAGGGGGCGCAAAACCTTTACCTCTCGCACCGTCAATCATTACCTGAACTTCGTGCCGCGTCTCATCTGCGGAGTAACCGTCAAGCGTATGCTGAGCGGCTAGCGCATGAATTTCTTTGTCCGTGTTGCCTTTGGCTACCCAGCTAGCGATCAGCTTGAGCATGTTGTCGTGCCAGTCGACGCCGTTCATAGCAGCCTCAGACGTAGCCGAACGATCCAGCGCTGGACTGCCTCCGAAGAAACCAGACCCCTCGTCGGCAGTAGGCTTAGGCAGTTTTACGTCGTTGTCGTTAATGAATGCCAGGAGCGAATTGCGAACAACGTCGACACTGTAGGTCTTGCCCTGCTTGAGCAAGGTGACGGGCAGGGGGGTAGCGTAGTCTTTCTTCTTGTTGGTACACCCAACTGGGCGCAGCACACGTGCGCTGTCTTTGTCAACTGAGCGGTCGGACTTGAGTTCTAAATGTGTTGTTACCCGACGCTTGAGGTCGGCGAGTTCGTTCCACTCGCCCTCGCTTATGTTTTCGTCGAAGTGAATGTACATGTGGTAGCCGCCGCCGCTGTCTACGACCGACGGGGTGAGGCGCAGCGCCTTGGCCAACTGAACGACGCCAGCTAGGGCTTCTTCTTTGGTGTCATACGCAGTTGCTTTATTGGGGTCCGCGTCGAAGTCATCGTATAGTGCACGACAAGCAGCGACGTTGCCTTGCGTTCTTATTTGTTGCTTGCCCTTGTCGTTGCTGTACCAGTCTTTAAACGTGTGCACCGCCATGTAGACTTGCGCGTCTGTAGTATCGAATTGTTTCGCGGCTGCTGCCGCTTCTTCTATCGTGTCGTAATCTCGGTTCTTGAACCAACCCTCGGGCTGCAACAAGCCTAGGACCACTTTCCCAGACGTGGGTAGTAGCCACTTGAAAAACTCCAGTGTCTCCATAGTTTTGCCCATATATGTTTACGTGTTAACAGGTGAGCGGCGAAGCCCACTATCAAAAAACTCCGCCGCCCTTCGACTTACTGACTGGAGCGGATCAGTCGTCGAACTCTAGGTTCTCCAACGCGTCGTCGATGTCGTTGGTCTCAACCTTTTTTGGTTCTGCCTTGGCCTCGGGCTGTGGCTTTGGCTTAGGTGCGTCAGGCACTACTGCAAGCGCAGGGGCTGCACCGCCATCGTCATCATCAAAACCATCATCGTTTGCTGGCTTGTCGACTTTATCAAAACTTGTGGCAAAGCCATCTTCCGATTTGAACCCGCCGTCGACCTTGCCGAATGATGAGGCCATTGCAGTCTCTTCCCGCGGCTTCATCGGCTCCAGCTTGACCACCTGCAACTCCATCAAGCGCAAGGTTACGCCGTGGTGAGTGCCGGTATGGTAAGCGTAGAACTGCAACCCGACGTTAATTTCGGAGCCTGATGTGAGCATAAAATCACGGGGCAGCAGGGTGTTTTGGGAGTCGTACTGCGCAGGGGGAGTTACCAGTTGAGTAACCCCGTCTTTGTTGTACGAACCCTTGCGGTTGGTAGACGCAACGTAGAACCCGTCCATGTCAACTTCAAAGACGCCTTTGATTTCATGCCCATCATCTGTAACTTTGTCCACCGACGGGGGAAATGCTTTCCAATCTTCCTGCTTGCGCTCGTTGTAGAACGCTTTCATTTTCTTATACAACGGCACCGCCTGCTCTTTTGTCATACGAATGTTTAGCTCGTACTTGGCCCCATCGTCTGCGGGATTACAGGGCACAGACATACCTTTTTCGCCTGCTGCCCGATCGTATTTGTACGTCTGGTTGAGGCGAGGGTACTGAGCGATCACGCCCATAACTAATTCTGCGTCTTTATATCTAGCCATAATATTTCTCCATAGGCTTAGTGTGTGTAACCGTCTGTCACAGGGAACGACGATGCTTCCTGCTTGAGCGGTCGGTTAAGGGTGTCTAGTTCGTCACCGTCTAAGAAACGTATGACCCTAAACACTAGCGAGGATCGACGTTCGTCACGGGCCACGTCTATCTTTGTGACCACGCGATCTAACGCTTCGCCTCGGCTAGTTATTTGCTTCTCGTAGTCGCGGAACGATTTGAGAGAAGCCGATGAAACACGCAACGACATGGCATATTCTGGGCTGTCTAACTGCCGTAAAGTTAGCTGGTTAAACTCACCGCAGCTTTTGCCTCGCTTGCCGTTGGGTGTAATTTCTGAACCCCACTGGTTGTTAAAACAGATGGCGCATTTCTTTGCCTGAGGTTCCGTGCTTTCAGTGGAAGGGGCCACGCCGTCGTCGGAGTGACATAGCCGCTTACCGTCGTTGTAGTAGTTGCGTACGTTGCGCAGGGCAGACATGATTACTGCCTCCACTGGCAACTCTTCTAGGGTGAGCATTACTTTCGCCGAACGTTTACGACTTGCGCTTCGATCCAGCTGACGCCCGGGGGTAGGTCGTCGTGTTCTTCTCTGAACTCTTTGATAGCGGTCTTGTTGACCCGCCGTTCTATTAGCTCCCACGCGTTATTTTCTTTGACGTGGTCGAGGATTGCATCCCAGTCAGATACGACAGCTGACACACGCGTTGACCTGTAAGCAGTACCAAACTCGCGGGATGATACATTGTCTATGCCACGCTCGTTGAACCGACGCAGGAACTCTGTTTCGATCTTGTTCTGTTTGTATTTGTCGTCAGCATCGTCGGCGTCGTAGTCTGCTTTGCGCTTGGACCGCTTGTCGCGTAGCCCGATAAAGATTTTAAGCAGATTCGCGTCGTCCAATTCTGATATTTTTGCCATCTTCGCTCTCCTTTTTGGCGGCTAACCAGTTATCAATCCCTTCTTCGTCCCATCGTAAAACTTTCTTTGAGAGCCTTATCGGTTGGGGGAAGCCTTCGTCCCGTCTTCGCAGGTAGTAAAGACCAGCTTTACTTATATTAAGTTTCAGCAAAACTTCGTCGTGGTTAAGCAAAGTCATCTGGTTACGCCTTTTATATGTCAACATGTAAACACATTATAACGCAGGTTAAAGCAGGTCAAGGCAGGTTAAGAAAGTAAAGACTGTTGATTAGCTTTTACTTCATCCAGCAGTGCGCCCTGCATTTTTTGTTTCTTGCGTAGCCGTGCATAGATGCGTGACTCTACGGGTGTACCTTCTAACAGTATTATAAAGTTATTCATCTTTTGGCCGGGGCGATTGATGCGCCCGTTTGCCTGTTCAAACACCTCGTTCGATGTGATGCAGCTGTACCAAACGATCGTACTGGCAGCGGTCAACGTCAGACCGTGAGACATAGCAGCGGGTTGGGCCACCAGAACCTTCGGGTCTTTGGTTTTTTGAAACTCAGAGAATATTCTGTCGCGCTCTGATTTCTTAACGCTGCCGTGTATGACCTCGACAGAGAAATGGTTGCGCAGTTCGTCGGCCAACATCTTAACACTGGACACGTACGGGACGAACACGATCACCTTACCTTCGGCGGCTTGGATGATGTTGATAGTCTCGTCGATGCGCGGTGTTGATGGAATGGTAACCTCGCTGCCGTCGTCGGCGTACACCACGCCACAGGCGATCTGCACTAACTTGCCCATCTTGACTGCTTCGTTGACCGCTGTGATCTCGCCGTTGTCGGCTGCGGTGCGTAGACGCGACAGCATTTCTTTGTACGCTTTGTTTTGTTCTTTGGTCAGCGGCACCGCTCTGGTCTCAAACATAATCGGCGGTAGGTCTAAGCACTCGTCACGGGTGAACCGCACAGCAGGCTGCATAATCTTACGAACTGTCTCGGTAGCGTCAGGCTTGGGTATCCATTTAAACTGCGTAATCTGGCGCATGACTGTGGCTTTAAACCGTCCAAAATACGGTGGCACTTGATCGGGTACGAGTAGCTTACACTGCGCCCAAGCATCTGTCGGAGCGTTTGGTGTCGGCGTACCAGACATACCCCAGCAAGCCCGTGGTTCTTTGTGGCGATTGACGACAGAGTTAATCATCTTCCATTTAGTGGTGCCAGCGTTACGGGCGCACTGCGCTATCTCGTCCACGATCACCAAGTCGATGTCGGTACGGGTCTTGAGGTGCGGTTCAAGTATGCCGACGCCATCATGGTTTACAATGTAAACGTCGTAGTCTTCTTTGAGCATGGCGATGCGTTTTTTCTTGGGGCCATGCAGTACACCAAACGTCAGATGTGGAAAGTGGTTGAACAACTCGTCGGCCCAGGTGCGTTCCAACGTCGACAACGGCGAGATTACCAGCGCTTTGTTTAGCAGCTTTATGCTGCGCAGGTAGTCGTACGCCCACAAGGACGCCAGTGACTTACCCGTGCCGAGTTCACTTAGATTGAACGCTCTGGTGTGCATCGACAAAAACGCAGCCGCTTCTTTCTGTGCTTGGAACGGTTTAAACCGCCCCGGCCAGTCGTAGTATGTGCGGATCGGAGCCGGTGCATTGTAGCCTAGGTTGCGCAGAAGTCTGGTCTCGTTGATCCTGTGAGGCACAGCGACGAGAGGGACGCCCTTTACTGTGATCGACTTAGCGTTCGGGAGAACATTCAGAATCTTGTCGGGGTTCCTCGACTTGACTAGCAGTGCTTGTTTGTCTGGCCATACCAGCATGTTGTTCTTCCTCGTCTAGCTGTCTGATGCGTTCATCGCAGATGTGTTTGATCTTCTGGTAGTCTAGGCGGCGTTCGCCTTTGTTGCGTAGGACGCGCTTAACGATGTCTGCATCCCAAGCATTGAGCTTGTATTCGTACCAAATGTCCCAAGGCTGTATGGTACGTTTGGAGTAGTCGGAGTGTCCGACGTTGTATTCACGCGGGTTCATGTCTTGCCCTTCGTGTACATGCCGGGTTTTTTACCGCGCCAACCTTTGTTGGTCTTGGCACTGACGACGCGACGGTTTGACTTTTCGTTGCTGCCACCTGCGTCCAGTGGGGTCTTGTGGTCGACGTGCTTGCCGTCGCCCTTCTTTACTTTACCTGCCGCCATAGCTTGACGACGGGCTTTGTTCTGTTCGACGCGCCTGTCCATAACGTCTTTACGGGCGTTATACTTCTTCTTCGTCGCTAATTCCTGCTTGGATGATTTTGTCACGGATCGCCTCCTTCACTTGCTCTACGTCGTCTACCACACATGCTAACCCGTTAACACGTAGTATGTCGTCAATTTCGCGCTGCTGGTTGGCAGTGACGTTCCTAATCTTACCGGGGGCTTTGGTCTCGAAAGCCATAAACAAACCTTTGTAACACACTAAAATATCGGGGCATCCTACACGGCCCATACCGTTGGACACAGGCATGTAGTACCACGCCCCGATTGATTTTAGATATTCTTTAACTTGCTTCTTAACTCTACCCTCGGGTGTCATCGCCATATAAGTCGTCGCTCTCGTATCTTTCTACCATATTCTCGTACCGATGGAGTACCTCGTTCTCCAAGGGGGTAAGTTTATCTTTAGAAAACCCGTAGACTATGAGTTCTTCTGGTGACATATTTATTAACTCTTTATCGTTACTGTTCACAGAATCTCCGTCAACTGTCGGCTCCTCTAGTCTCCGACTTTCACATCTTATTGACCGCAATACTCGCATAAAGATCGGCCCACTGGGCACCAATTTCTGCATAGTCCTGATGGCTTGGGTAACCACCTATCTTCGGCGCTAGCGATTGCTAAACGACTAAGACGCGGCATGAACTCGTTCCAAATTTCTGGCAGCTGTTTACGTGTAAACTTCTCCTTTACAAACTTCTCGGGTTTTAAAAATATAAACCCAGTTACAACCTTGGACACCCAAGGATATTTAGCAAAAGCCAGCGCAGCAAAGAGCTTTAGCTGGTCGGAGTCAGGACGAAATTTACCCGTCTTCCAGTCGAGTAGGTATGCAGTGTCAGAGCCAACCACACCGATGTCAATGATTCCCCGCACCCAAACATCTTTAGCCATCCATGTAGTCGGACGGAAATCTTTGGTTAGGGCAACGCGTTCTTCTACCACACGTCTACCCTCATACGACAATATTTTTTCGACGTAGCGCCCGTACTCCTGCATTTCTTCGGGCAGGGGCTGCTTGCCTAGGGCAAACAGCTCCAATGCTTTGTGTACTTTGTTACCCCAGAGCGTAGCCTCAGTCTGTTTCTCAACGACCTGCTTTGTCACCCGCGTAAGCTGGTAACGTTTTGGGCACGTCTCAAACGCAGTCAGTGCTGAGTAGCTCCAAGGTTTAGTTAGTTCCAAGGGGGCAGTTCCTTTGCTTCATATATTTCTGTGTCGACAATGTCCCAAAACTCAGCGAGTAACTCGGCTCTTGTTTCCACGTCTAATCTCGGCTCTGCCGACTTTTTTCGCCAGTCATTTAAAAACGCCAGACGTCGTTTTGCCCAGCCGTGTTCTAAAGTCGATACCCACTGTAGTCGGGTGTGGTAGTCTGTTTCGCCGTACAGCGTTTCTGCTTTTGCAATGGCTCTGTTCGATCTTTCTCGTCGCAGCTGCTGCACTAATCTGCCGTTGATACGGCGGTGTACCGCTTGCGCCTGTTCCCACGCAGCATCTTCTTTGCTGAACGAGTCCCGAACCATTATTATATACTGTACAAACCCTTCCGTATTTCTAGCATAAAGCTCGACCAGTGGGGTCAAAAACTTATGCGATGGTGGCATAATAAATATGTCTGGTTCAGCGACGTAGCTCTGCATGTAATTGTCTGCGAGAGTAAGCCATTTCCTAACTGTCTTACCGTTGTTTACTAAATACTCTGTACATTCTGACAGCTCGTCCGCGTGCGGCACCCTACAGTTGTCTGTTGTCGTAAATCCCATCATGGGTTTACCTCTCTTTTAAACCGTTTTTTCTTTCTCTAAAAGCGTCCCGATATTCATCGACGCTAAGGTATTATTTCGGTCTAAAAAGGGCGGGGCCGTTGGCGCGTCTTGCCAGTTTGATGCGGAGACGTACATTCCACCAGCGAGAGCATAAGTGCTAATCTGCATCATACTGGACAACATCCTGCGTACAAGACTGCCCTTGCCGCCTGACTTCAGCCATCCGAAACGATAGCCGGTGTCGCCCATTTCGTTGCAACGAATGTCCTTGGCTAGTCCGCATTGGCGTAAAATGGTTTTAAGGACTTCACTTGCTTGCATGTTAACGAGTCTCCCAAGTATTACCTGTTAACACGTAACTAGCAGCATATTAAAGCATGTGCAACCATGTTAACACATTACTTCGCCTTACCATAGCTTTCGGCTATGTCGCCTTCTGACCAAGTGATCAATTCTGGCCACCAACATGGTGGGGTCCGCATAATATCTTGCACAGTATCTAGTACCATTTGGGCGTTTGCTTCTGGCACCACGTAAACCAGTTCGTCGTGTACCATAAGCGCGGGGTTCAAGCCTAAAGCCTTCTGCACAGCCAGTGCATTGTCGGCGATTACACATCTGGCGAGGTGTTGGACGATGTTCTCGTCGATCTTCCCTGCGTAGATACGCGCCTTGTGTCGACCGCTGCCGTACCAAAATTCCTTGCGGTCGTCGTCGGGGTCTTCACTGTCTTCTTCGCGTAAGTCAGGGTAACGGATCACACCCTTGGGCGTTTGCAGCCCCTCAGGTATCGGGAACACCATACCCCACGGGTCGACGGCCTTGCCTGTGTTGCCGTTCATTATAGTGGTCAGCGAGTTGTGGCATGTGCGCCAGCCCTTTTTTATCTCGGGGTAGGCAGACCGCCACTTGTCTACGATGTCACGGCTCTCGTCCTCGGTGATGTCTACACCACCCATAAGTTTAGCAACCTTCTGGAATGTCACATGCCCAGCACCAAAACCCAGACCTAGGTGCGCAACCTTACCGACCTGCCGCTGTATCTTGGTCACTTGGCTTATAGGTATGTCGTACAGGGTGCTGGCGAAGTCTTTGTACAGATCAGCGCCGCCGGGGTCTGCACGGAACAGCTTGGTGCTGGATGACACGTCCCACAGGAAGTGGTTAACTCGCAGTTCGATACCAGATAAATCGGCTACGACGACCATATGTCCCGGTGGTGCTACCAACGACATGCGCAGAGCGTCGGATGGTTTCGGGTCGTATGGATTTACCCGTGGCAGGTTCTGAGGGTTGTACCCCCATCCGCTCCACCGTCCTGTGGTGTCGGCCCCGTAGTACCTGAGGGGGATCGGCATCTTGTTTTGGGGGTGTGAGTCGGACGCGTCGATGAACGCTTGTATGCGCGTCTGTAGTATCGTCGACTTCGCTTCTAACCTGGCAGCTGCTGCGTTAGCGACGAGCGGGTCATCGTGCTCTTGGAGAGCTAGGAAGTCTTCGTCGGTCTTAGCCAAAGCGGGTATTTGTTTCTCTGGGTCAGACGGCGAAACCTTCATGGGTACGTCCACACCTAGGGTCTCCAAGAGCTTTTTGAATTTAGCCGCTGACGCCAGTACGGTCAATGCCGCTTCCGCAGCTTCTTCGTCGGTGACGTTGTCTTCGCGCACACCCATGACCGTTGCTGCATGAGCTAACAAAGCCTCCTTGCGTGCGTCCTCGTCTGCTAACGTGTGAACAAGTAAGGTCCGATCAATGTCAAACTTGGGTTCGATAAGCATACGGATGGTCATGTCGATCAGCTTGAGTTCAGCGGCATTTGTCTGCGGCATGAGTCGTCTTAATAACCCGTAGCACTGGTCAACGTCTGCCGCGTTGTACACGCGCATCTCTGCGATCTCTTCGTCAGTGAAGTCAGCCAGTCGTCTGCCCTTGGTGTTGTGCAGAACCGTTTGATCTTTGACGCCGAGTTCGTAGTGCGCGACCAGCTTGGCCAGTGACAGGCCCACGTCCTTAGCGTGGATAGGCCGAGCCATAGCCAGTGTGCAGCCCCAGAACAGAGGATCGACACCGCACCGCCACGACAGGATCATACTGTCGAACCCTGACATGTTGTGACCGACAACCCAGTACTGAGACCAGTCAACCTTGGCACAGTAGTCTTTGACTGCCTGCTCACCGAATATGACCACAGTAGGGTCGTTACCAAACTTGAACGCGCAGCTGATGATCTCGGTGTCAGGGTGCATACAGTATGCGATGGGTGACATCTTGGTAAGG